ACTTCTTATGGGCAAGAGCGTGTTCCTCTGGCGTAAGTTCTACGATATTAGATGGATCGTCAGAACCCCCAGCGTGTCTTGGTATTATGTGGTGTTTATGTTTCATATAGCTATTTATAAGACTTTTGATCTCTGGCCAAAAAAAAGGGCAGGGAACTAAGTTCCCCACCCATTTTAAAACCTAACTGAAAAGTTAGAAACAAACCTTAGATAAGGTTGCTCACTTTCACTTTCCTGTAGTATTGGTTTTCGTTTGCTGTCATGGTTTCGCTACCATCGCCTACGAAAGGATTCTTAATCATTCCGTAACGTGTTTTGAAGCCAATCTTCGGTTGAAACGTATTTTCCCCCATAGCTCTGACCATCTGTAGAGGAACGTAAGGACAATAGAATAAACCAGCATCATAAGGACTTGAACCCTTATAACCAACTACATAGAACTGACCAGCATTACTTGTGTAGTAAGGATCAACGTAAACTTTCATTCCGTTCATCATACCAGCATAAGTTGACATGGTATCGTCTACATTCAGAGCATGACCAGACTCGAGCATACCGCCCATTGACATAGCAGAAGCAACGTCAGCAGAACAGATCAGGAAGTTTCCTTTTCCTCGGCGTGTCTCATGTCCAACTTCATTTCGATCACGTTCAATTTGATACATCAAACCTTTAAATTTTTCAACTGACCAACGACCACTAGAGTCAACGTCCAAGTTGAAAGTATAAGGTGTAGATGCGGTTGTAGCACCACGTTTAGCAGTTACATAAATTGTGCGGATAACTTCACGGTTAATCTCTTGCAAGATTTCCGTAGAAAGAATACCAGCCAATTCTGTTTCAGCGTCAAGACCATGAATTGCTTTCAAGTCTTGTGCTAACTCAGTAGAGTATTCTGCTTTAAGAGCACGTGATTTAGCAGTTACGGAAGTTTTGTCGATAGTGAAAGCCATCTCTGCGAAAACTCCACCAGCGCCAAGGTCTTCAGCGTCTGCGGTAGCCATACCAGTACCGTATGTCCATGTGCCACCAAAAGGATTATTGGTGTCGTCAGTAGTAACGTGCGTACCTGTACCAGAATGATCGGTATCAGCTTCGTCTGCACCTGTACCAGCAGCACCAAATGCTTCTGCACCACCCTGAGTTCCGTATTTTGCTTTCATAGCAAAAATCAGACCTGTCGGGCCAGTCATAGGTTGCACACCACAAACATCATAAGCAATCATCTGAGGCATAGAACGCCTTACCAGACTGATTAAAATTGGATCCCAGTTATCTACGTTACCACCAGTTGAATTTGTAGGAGCAGCTTCTTTAAGAAACTTCTCTTGATTTTCCAACAAGCGCAACGTAACATCTCTGCGATACGAATCTTTAATCTCAGGAAGGTCTTTGTGTTCCATAACACCTTGCCACTTCTCTGTGATTTGTTCGGATAAATACATAATTGTACTCCTTGTTAATATTTTTTGTTAATTAATAAAAGTTAAAAGTCAATCAATCCATAAAAACGAGTTTACTGTTTTTTAGATAGACTTGCGATTGCACTCATAACACTATCCATTTTACCATCACTTGATCCATCAACAACGGGGTTGTTAGTGCCAGCAGTCGCTTTACTATCAACAGTTGTTTTTGCTTTATCAGACTTGAAATAGCTATTCTTGATGACGTTCAATTTCTCCGCATACTGTTCATCAGTATCATAAGAGACATCTTCTGTCAACTCTTTAAACTTTTCAACGTCTGTGTCAACCATACCTTCAGATACGGTCTTAAAAACAGAAGCAGCTTTATATGTATTTAATTCTTTCACCGTTTCCATGTGCTTCTCTGTTTGTTCGTCTAATTTTGTTTCAAGTTCTGCAACTTCAACAACTAGACTTTCAAATACATCTTCTTTTTCTTCGGGAACGTCAATATAATGTTCCTCGAACAATTTTTTCAAACCAGTAATGAATGATTCAGTTACTTCGTTACGAACACCAGACTCAACAGCGAGTTTGTTCTCCGTCATCCACTCTTGAACTGCATAATTGAGATACTGGTCAACATTAGCATTCATTTCTACTTGCAAGGTTTCGATACGTTCATCCTGTTCCTTCTTAGACTCTGTACGGATTTGTTTACGAACTTTTGCAATTTTAGATTTAACAGCGGCTTCGAAGATTGTAGCAGCTTTTGTTTTGAATTCTTCGGAAAGTTCTTCACCGTCAATCAATGCAGCTACATCTTCATCTACATTAATGTCGATTTCTTCTTTCTTAGATTTCTTGGACTCCATTTCTTCTTCGTCCTCATCTTCTTCATCTTCATCTTCCTCTGTTACTTCTTCTTCGTCCTCATCTTCTTCATCATTTTCTTTTCGAGATTTCTTAGACTCTTTACGAGTTTTCTTTTTGGATTCCATTTCTTCTTCATCTTCTTCTTCATCATCCTCTACGTCATCCATGTCCATCTCTTTTTTGGTTTTTCTTTTAGATTCCTTTTTGGATTTTTTATTTTCTTCCCAATCTTCTTCATCTTCTTCTTCATCATCCATCTCTTTACGAGTTTTCTTTTTGGATTCTGCTTTAGCAGATGCATGAGAACTAGAAGTTTTAGGATCAGCACCTTTTTTCAATCCTGCTGTTTCATCTTCCTCATCCTCATCCCGACCTTTAAGGGGATCAATATCTATTGCACCATCGGGGCCGTCTTTTTTCTCTAGGCGTGCGATTCGTCTTTCTATTTCAGCATCACGTTTTTCCATAATTTCTTCATCGCTTTGTCCATGTTGTTTTTTTGCCATTGTTCAAACTCCTTTAAATTAACTTATAAGTTTTTAATAAATTTAGAAAATAATTCAATTTTCTTTTGATCTAGTCTTTTGGATAATGTACTTTTGATCTCTTTACGAATATCGTACTCAATTTCGCCCGTTAAACTAAATTCCCTACCTTCCATAATACCATTAACAAATGCATCAGGAGCACTTGGATCAGAAACAATATCAACAGTTGAAAGAACAAAGTCATCTTGAACTTCATTCACACCCGCTTTATTTGTTTTAACCGAACCTAGACCTCTAGACGAAACACCCAAGCGAACGCCCGATTCGAGAAGATTTTTAACAATCTTTCCATTAGGCGTATCAATTACTTTTGCTTTACCTACAAAGTTTTTTCCATCTTCGTATAATTCTGTTATCAAATGAGAAACCCTGTCGAGATTAACAGTCGGGCCTGCAGGATGTCCTAACTCTCCTAATGCACGATCTTTCTTTACAAAATTCTCATTGAACTTGCGTACTTGTTTTTTAAGAACCGCATAAGGATAAACTCTACCATTCTGATTTTTAATATCAGATTGAAGAAAAACACCTTTAATATATTGTTGTTTATTTTTACCTTCAACAATATATTCAACTTCGGTAGTATGTTCTGTTATTAACTTCATTCTTTCCCCCTCATTTGTTTAAGTCTTTCGTTCTCTGCCTTTTTAACAGCAGGGTACAACTTCTTTGCAATCTTTTTAATAACCCCTTTTTTCTTAGCAAGTGCTTTTTCTATTTTTTCTCTTTGTCCAAAACCAACATCCTTAAACTCTTTACCAGCAGTTAATTTTTTTTGTAATATACCACGTGCTTTTTTCATAGCACGTTTCATTAATTTTTCAGGACTCGCTCTTTTTTTCATTGCTATAGCTTTTTTCTTTTGGATAAGTTTAGACTTCATCTTCATTATCCTAGAACGCTTTAGACGTTGAGCGACTGTAAGAGCTTCTCGCAACATTTATTTTTCCTTTTTCTTTTTCTTCTTGTTGAGAGATTGTTGTTTACGAATTTTAGCTTTTACTTTTTCTTGATCTAATTTATTACTAAGGTCTGTCATGGCAGCACTATGCTTAGCACCTACATCTCCCTCATCCATTGTTGTATCTTCCTTTTTAACTTCAGCTGCTTTAGTTGTTACATATTTAAAATTATTTTTGAAATCTGTAATAGCATCAAATGCTTTATTCTTAAGCATATCATGTAACACAACATTGGCTTTTGTAAACTTTTTATCCAATAAGTCTTTAATCATTTTAACACTCATTTTTTTTCCTTTCTGTTAGTACGAAAGAGTCATCATTAATTTTCTCTCTAAGTTCGTCCTCATTAATATTAAATTTAATAGATGCTTCTGCAATCGCTTTATTAATTCTAACAATACCATACTGGTCTGTTAGATCAAACGCATAATAGACTGCCTCTGCAAGTTTATCATCATTCTTGTCGGAAACTTTGTTTTTATAGTTATCTAAAAAACTAGAAGTCATCGCCACCATCCCCATTATCATCTCCGCCAGGAAATTCCTCATCATCCTCTTTTTCACGATCAATTTGTTTGTTGATCTCTCGAATATCTGCATCCGTTTGTCGGAGGATGTTTTTACGAACCCATTCATTAGAAACATACTTACCAATGTATTCTTCCATTGATTGCATGATTTCAAATCTCTCTCTATAGATTTCATTTTCCTTCAATTCAACATAATGTGAATCTCTAGTCCAAACATAATCTATACCATCTTTTATTTCTTCCCAATCTTCCTCTTTACAAATTCCTTTAAGAATTAATTGTACTCTAAGTAATTCTGTAAATAAAACTGCAAAACGACCTCTTAATCTCTGAATAAATTTTGCAAACTTTATTTCATCTCTATTAATCTCTGATGTTCTTCCAAGATTAAATGCGGTTTGTTCCGTTCCCTCTATTCTAGAAATTGGAACATTCAATGATTGATATAGTTTCTTTCTAAAATATTCTATATCTTCAATCTCACCAAGATTCTGTCCACTAGGTAAGGTATTAATCTCTGTACCTCTACCACCTTCCCTTCGTGGCAACCAAAAATCTTCCAACATTGACATTTGTTTTTTCTGATCTTCTACTTCACCAGTAGTTTGATTGTATACAACTTTCTGTTTATACTTATCCATTACAGAACGCAAATATTGTTCTGCTTTTAACTTGGGTAAGTTACCAACATCTATATAAAAAATTCTTCGTTCTGGTGCCCTTGCTAATCTATATATAACAAGAGAATCCTCAATCATCCTTAGTTGGTTATAAGGTTTGATTGATTTATAAAGTTGACCTATTACAACTTGTTTTTCTGAATCAATAGTTCCTGAGTGAACATAAGATATACAATCAGGTGTTACCCTAACTTCCTGTCCTTGATTCCAACCAGGCATCATCTGACCACTTACATTATCAGGTGTGTAAATAAAATATTCTTCTATTTCCTTTACAAATTCAATTCCTGTTTCAATATCTTTTTCTTTTCTTATCTCACGAACCTTTTTGATGTCAAGTGCATCAATAGGAATTAACTGTTGAATGCCTTCCTGTGGTTTCTCTGTATCAACAATAATATGATGATAAAGTTTACCATCAACATACCATTTCTTAAAAAGATCACTACCAATTTGATTAAAATCTAAAAGTTTTAGTATGCGTGTATATTCATCCTGTATTTTAGATTTAATACTTTCTGGTTGATCTAATAAGTCCAGAGAAAGATTTACAGAATTCTTTCCGTATTCATGTAAAACAGCTTCATTAATTACATCTGTTATTGCAAGATCGACTTCTTGAGTCATTGACATTTCACGATACTTTTTGATTAAAAGATTCTCATCCTTTGCATCAATATCAGTATTAAAATATGTTCCTACAAATCCACCACCTTCAACATAAGTTAACGCACCATCATCATTATCGGGTGTTACAAATGTATTTTGTTGCTGTTTTTTTGATACTGTAAATCCAAATAAATCGAAAGCCATATTTTTATCCTTTATGCATTATTAAGAGATGGGGGAGCGAACTCCCCCATGTCAAGATTAGATAGCACCTCTGATGTTAATACCACCAAGATTAATTTGTCCAGATAATGCAATATCAATTCCTGTACCAGTAGCACCACCATCAACTCCGTTACCATCAATGATGTAATTGTTTATTGCGAATGTTACCTGAAATTCCTCTACGGTGTCGTTGTTACCCATACCTAATTCGATAGCGGCACATTCTGTCGGGAACATATCTTGAATACGATACGTTCTCAAAGTTTTACCATCTCGACTTAGTTGAGAAACAGCTGCGTTACCATAAACATCAGCGTTAGTGATAGAACTTAAATTTTGTGAATGTTCAGTAATAGCATTCATCCATTGTTCTATCTTAGTGCGATTGACCCAATCTGGATCATTCAAAATTGTTATCGTCCAATCAGCAAAAATCCTGTCGCCAGGTACTGCTAATTTTCTACCACGATAATCAACTTCAAATTTATTGACAGTAGATGAAGGAATCTGAGTAGCCTTACCCAAGAATTGTAAATCCATCTGGCCAAAGATTGGAGCATTAATTATAACTTGAAAGAGATTAGGTCTTACCCCACCTCTAAAATTATTCTTAAAATCCGAAATTGTTGCCATTGTTTATTACTCCTTTGTTTTAGTATATTTATAAGACTTAACCACCGATTTCTGAAAAAGCTACATCTGAACGAGCGGCAATAAAGTTCAACTGGATAAAGTTGATTGATCGTGTCGGTTTGATGAATATATCTCCAACAAACTGATTGGCGTCAACTATTTGGCCAGGATTATTTGAACTATCACAAACTACTTTAAAGTCTGTAACACCCCTTCGCCCCTGTACTTCTCTCAAGAATGGAGCAATTAAATTAACAAACTGAGAACGTGTAAACTCATCATTGAATTCAAATAACATTGACTTAGCAACGATTGAGATTGCCTTCTCAAGAATAATAAACAATCTTCGTACATTAATTCGATCAAATGCACTCGGAACTGTTTGCATAGTTTTATCACCAAAGAGAACTACACCACTACCTCTTTGAGTAATAATCGGATTAACTGAAATCTGATAGAGAACATCTCGGTCTGCCTTTGTCGGCTCCCAAGAAAGTTTAATGATATTCTTAATCGTTCCTCTAGTCAGACCAGCAGGACTCCACCATGTATCATGCGTGAAATCTGTTCTTGCACATAAACCACCAATATCACCGTTCATTGGAATATAACGGAAAACATCATTATACTGATCGTACTGATACTTATATGCACTATCCATGATAGCATAACTTGAAGAACCCAAAAATGTATTATCAGTTGTCAAAGCAGCAACTTGACCAGTTCCAGCATTAACAACAGATGACAAGTTTGGAGAAACACAAGCAACACAATCTTTTCTTGCATCTGCAATATTGTCTATAATGTATTTACCAACTGTAGTATTACCTTCACCAGACATGACGATATTGAAATCGACAACTTGTGGTTCACGATACAATGCATAAGCAGCATTCAGTTCAGCATCAGTCAGTCTATCTGTCTGAGCACTTGTCGTTCCACCAGCAAGTCTACCACCTGGCATTGTTTCAATTAATGTTGCACTATCGAATGATTTAAAAGAACTTGTTTTGTCAGAACCAGCATCTGCACCAGCTGCAACTGAATTATTTGTTAGTTCTGTTACATCACCCATCCAAACATATTCTGATTCTCTATTCAAAACTTCGTAAACGTAGTTTGAAGAACCATCAATACGTTTAGCGTCAGACGCCTTACTTACGAAAGCGTGTCGTTCAAGAACTTCGCCCGCAACACCTGACATAGCACCACCAGCATCTATAACTACAACGTGCATTTCGTCATTACTACCACCAGCGGTATTCGCACTAGTAGATGTACCTGGCGCACGATCAAAGTTATTGATGAAATATGCTTCTTCCGTAGTTCTATTACTAGCATCTTTTGCCGCAGCAACTCCCCAACCATGTGAGTCGATTGCATGGACTTTTAAACTGTTACCCAAAATACTTGGATATTTTGCAACAAACAACTGATCTGTAAAAGAACTTTGTACAACATCATAGCTGTGTGTTGTTCCTTCTGAATTGTCTACTCTGATAGGTGTACCAGCATCATTGTCTCCAACAACAGCGTTACGTGCTGTTGATAAAACATTTCTTACAACAATCAAGTTGTTAGAATATGCAAGATAATTAGCAGCACTAAAAAAGGATCGTGCTGTATCATCATTCGGTTCACCAAAAACTCTTACTAAATCTTCTTCTCTTGTTATTCCTGTTCTTTCCATTACTGGGCCCCATTGAAAGGCACCAGCGATTGCACCAATACTGGTTGCAACATTGGGAACAACGGTAGTTAAATCAGTTTCCGTGATATTAACCCCTGGCGATACTTGAAATGGCATTTGATTCTCCTTTACAATTAATTACATTTTTTATATTAATATATCGTCAACAAAAATAAATAATATAATTTTTTCCTAAGAAACTGTTTCCCATACTGTCCCATCCGAATCCACTTCAAATCTATCCTGATTTATACCATTATTAATAATTCCAAAAGGCGTTGTCATATCTTCCAACTGGTTTAGTTGGTTTTTATATAAATTATCTCTAATATTTTGATTACTCAAATCTTTAAAGTATTGTTGATCTACTAACCACGCAAATAAAACTAACGTAATTACCAAATCATCATTTGTTCCATCTTCGCCCGAATAGGTTTCACCGACAGAAATAAATGTTGTTAGTTCTGATATAATATCGTAGTCGTTGAATAAAAGTTTATTTTCTTCTATAAGTGATTTTAAATTTGAACAACCTATTTTCTTCATAGATTTGGTTGTTCTTACACCGAAACAAGAATCCTTTTTAGCGCCGCTAGATACTTGCTGTCCGTGTCTCCCATACCATGAAGTTGAATACAAATGTTCATATTCGAGATCATGGTGAAGCACGTCAGCAACTTGTGAACCAATGTCGTTAATTTCTACCAAAATATACGCATAATTATATCTCTTTCCTACTGTATTTATAATATTGGGAAAGTGTAGGGGTGCTACCATGTTATCACGATATTTTGCGACTATTTTGTACGGAATTTCGGTAATATCGAACACCGAAAAGGCAGAATAGTCGTTTCCTTGCCCCCTTGCCACGTCAACTGTGATATTATATGTATGATCCTCTTTCGGTTCTTCAAAAACATCCAGACCTTCTCTTGAGAAAATTGGGTCATTGAAAGACATTTCCTGTAATCTTTCAGTTGAGATCAGCGTATTTGTAGAACCTAAGAACTCCGCTTCGTACTCTTGCCTAAAAGAATCCGCACCGATTGTCGATACAGTTCTCTTATACCATTCATCATCACGGCCAGGAACATTTGACCAATGAACTTTGAATGGGAAAAATGTATTATTTCCAGATTCAGCATCATTCCAAAACTTGTAAAACAAGTTAAATCCATTTGGAGTCGATACTATAATAACCTTTGTATCTTTACCAGATGAAATTGTCGGATAAACAGAACGAATAAATTCGTTTGCAATATGTCTTTGAACATGGGCAAACTCATCAAGTAAGATACAGGAAAAAGAAAATCCACGAATAGCACTTGATGATGTGGAAGAAGCAATAACTTTACTTCCATTCTCAAGTTCTAATGAACCCTTATTCCATTCTCGTAAACCTTGTTGTAAAAACTTGGGAAGATGTTGGTAGGATGTTTGAAGTCTACTTAATAATTCTCTTGCAGTAATTGCTTTATTCGCAAGAATACCTACAATCTTTTCTTGATTAAAAAGAATGTAATGTAACAACCAACCAATAGTAGTTGTTGACTTACCTACCTGTCTCCCTGATTTTACAATAACATTTCTATTTTCAGTTATCGTTTCAACTAATTCTCTTTGAAATTTATACATCTTAAAAGGTATTAAACCTTTATCAACATGAACAACCTGTACATAGTTTTCCAAAAAGTAAACAACATCATCTTTACATTTGATGTATTCCGCTACTTCTTTTTTAGTAAACTTATGCGGTACGTTCAAACCTTTTAAAAGGTTATTACCTAAATAAGAATTATCGTCTTTTGGCATACTATTTCTTCTTTTGTTCTAACAACTCTTGCAGTTCCTTTGTACTTCCAATGAAAAGATTGTTTTCTGTTTTAGTACCAGACTTATCCTTCTTTTCAATCTCTCCTTTTGTTTTTTGCAACTGCAAAAGTTCTTTAGTTGTCGCTGTTAATGAATTTATTAATTGAGTCGCAACTTCAAATGCTCTTGGTTGTTCGCCCTCTTTTGCAATCGTTAAGAGTTCTTCAAGGGCGTCATTACCTTTTTCAATTAATGTTTGATATTGATCTCTTGAAAATTGATAATCACTTGTTAAGTCTGTAGTGTTTACATCTACAGTTGGTGATTTCTTTACAATTTCTTTAGGTTCTTCAACATCAATAATATCATCAGCAATATCTAAAACATTATTTAATTTTTGTAAATTTTCTTTCTTCACTAAGTTATATCCGTTACAGTAGTAGTAAATCCAAAATCATCATCAGGGTTAGCATCAATCGGATTCGGTTTCACATCAACATTAAGATCAAATTTTATTGGGTCTGGTATTTGCATCCCAAGATTAACATCAACTTCCCTGATTAAACCAGTAGTTGTTGATGGCCCATAAACATAACCCATTACAGTAAAATTTAAAGTATGTATTAATGCCCGTCTAGTAATCATATCACCTTCGTATGTATCACTAGTAGTTATAGAGGTCATAACAATAGGTATATCTCTTTTAATACCTAGTGCTTGTGATTCATTCATGGTAACATGAAATTCAGGACTAAAGTAGGGCATTATTTGTTCTAGTATCTGAGCTCCATCATCACTATTCTTAACCATTATATTTAATTCAACTTCAAAATTATAAGGTACTGGTGTATATCCTGTTGTTACTTTTGAATTATCACTTGGTAATGCTTCTTTATATCTTTTTGTTTTTTGAAATTTCCTAATAGCATCATATGTCATCGCTGTAATTTCAAAAGACATTCTCGGTAATGTCATAGCAATACTATAATCAACATCTGCAATATTTCTTTCGTCTAGTCTTGCTAAATACTTTTCTTTCGGCCCATATGCAATAGGAACTTTAAACTTTTGATCTAATGTTCCATCAGTCTTAGTTCTGTGTACAGAAATATCGTTAAATACTGTTCCAAACAATATAACAATATTTCTAATGTTTTTATTATAGAAATATGTTCCAAACATTATAAGTCTCCTTCGCTCCAAGGATCAAGTTCACTAAAATCTAAAATGTTATCACCTTCGGTTTCAAAAGTTTTATTATCCGCATGAGGAATATTTAAACTTTCCTGATCGTCTGCGCTTGCAAGTTGTCTTGTTGTTCCACTTGTATCACCTATGACATCTCCATCAGCAGGTTTGAATGTTCCTATTTCGTTATATACAGAAAGTCTATTTGTAAAACTATTCCAAGACTGAACAAAAGCTTTTGCTGTTGCATTTTCAAAATCAGCACCCTGATAAACATTTTCTCCAAGAGTATAATTACCAGCACCAGCAGAAAGATTAAGAGTTATGGTTTGTACAAACTCTCTTTCAATCGCATCAAACAATGCACCATCTTGACCAGCAGGAATTTCAAATTTCTCATTACTGTAAACGAATTTCTCACAAGTTAATTCGTAAACATAATTTTTACCTAATGTGTAAAAAGGTCTTTCATGTTCGACAAACTTGATTTCAAATAAACCTTTATTCAAACGTAAATATATAAGATCACCTTCTCTTGGAATATCTATTCCAGATACTTCTTTTTTAAATCTTTCTTTATTGACTGTAAGTATTACTTCGTCTTGAACATCCAAACCAAATTTAGTTAACTGATCTCCAGCACCACCAAACGCATCTACTGAATTAAGATACATTTCTACCTCATGGGCCATAGTAAACTTTGAAAGAGCATCCTCTCCCATTACATTATCTCTTTTTACAGTCGTGCGAGGAAGATACAATACATTTGTACCACTCATTTGTATAACTTCTTTGGTTAAAGAGTCAACTAAATTTTGTTGTGGTACAGATTCATATTTTTTAAAATATTGGTTCGTTGCCATATCTTAACCCATATATCCGTCAGCGGGAAGTTCGTATTTAAGACTTACTTGTTCTTCTATCGCTCTTATTTCTTCTACCGCTTCATCATAAATCGTTTTTCCATCAAGGGTAACTCCGCCTGGAAGCTGAACTCCTGTAAACTTTTTCAGGTTCTCTCCCCATTGTCTTTTAATTAATGCGGTAGCATATTGTTTTAAAAACATATCATTATATACTTGTGTCCATGTATTAGGATTAAGTATTTTATATGCTTCTATAATTAGTATATCTCCAACAGTAAATTTTTCTGCCCAATCCGCTTCTAAATAAACTCTATCTTGTTTTCTATTAAAAAACATTGTCGGTGTAATATTAAATAACTGATGAATCTCTGCAAAATTCCTTAGACTCATACTCCATTGAATTAAGGATGAACCACTAAAGTTATTTAAATCATTTAACCGCATTTGATATTCTTCATTGAAGAAACCACCAGAAAAAGAATCGAAAGCAGGAATAGGTAATACCCTAACCACACTAATAATAGAATTATCAGTATTGATGTATTCGTTGTCAATATCAGTTTGAGTAATTGCGTGTTTAGTAAAAACTTTCTCTACACCGTCAAAATGATATTCTTGGAAAAACTCCAACGCATCATCAATTCTTTCTTCTAATTGATCGTCATCAATGTTTATTTCAATTACAGGTTGTCCTAACCTTCGTAAACAATAATCTATTAAACTCTGCCTTGAATTAACTGTGGCCATAGTATTATATCCTTACTTTTTTTCAGATTTAATTCCCATATCTTTTAACTGGGCTTCAATTCCTGCTCTATCTTCTAATGCAAGTTGTAATTTTGCTTCTAATTGTACAACTATACCATTAAATTCATTTACCTTTGTTTGTAAATTCCTAATAATTGTTTGTGCATATCTAACTTGACCTTGTAGTTCAATAACCTTTTCAGGGTCAGTCATATCTTCAAACTTTTTCTGTGGTACTGCTGCTGTTTCATTCATTTCACATTACTCCTTAATATAAAATTATTATTTAGTTCTTTTGTTTTTTCTTCTAACTTCATCTGCTCTTGAGATTCTTTCTTCGTCTGCATCCAAACCATAGCGAGTTCTTATCATAGTATCTAATTTTAAAATGTCTGTTTGCAATACACGAATTCTATCTATAAGTTGTATAAGTATATCCGTTTGATAACTTATTTTTCCTGTCATAGATTCTTGTAACCACTTAACAACTTTCCAGAAACCCCACCCTACCAATAATAAACCAACAATCGGCATACCTAACTTTTCAATTAGGTCTGCGGTTTGGTCGAATTCCATTCTTCACCTACCTAGTTATATTTATACTGGAAAAAAAAAGGGGATAAGGAATAACCCTTATCCCCTTTCAGTCAAACTCTAATACTCCGTTAGATTAAAACTAATCTTACCAAGTACCACCATCTAAGCTATTAGACCATACAGGACTTCCAGATACGATACGCATCATTTGTCCTTCAGAGCCAGGAGATAGAACTGTCATGTTACCAGCGCCGGCACCCAAGAGGATTCCGTCTGTAGCAACAGTTGAAAGTCCAGTACCACCAACTCCAACGTCAAGATTACTTTCGTATGACCATGTTCCACCAGTTACAACTGCAACACCAGTAGCAGATGAAGAATCTCCACCTGTACCACCGTATAGAGGAGCAACTGCTGTACCGTTCCAAACACCAGTTCCGATTGTACCAACACCAGTAATGTTCGGTTGTGAAGCGGTTGTTAACGTACCAGCGATGTTACCGAAAGCAACATTACCAGCAGAACCACTAAATACTTCAGCATTATTTGTCGCATCAGCGATAAATGTAAATGCATCAGCACTATTATCCCAACCAAAATAACCTGTCTTGGCAGAACCATCATAGTAATTGAATTCAATACCACGATCTTTTCCGTCATCAGAACCACCCGCTTCACCCATTACAAAAATAGGATCAGCAACGCTTACCGTTGTGGAATCAACTGTAGTTGTAGCACCGTTAACAACCAAGTTACCAGCGATTGTTACGTTTGAACTCAATGCAATCGTTGTAGCAGCAGACTCACCACCACTACCTGTAACGTCTATGTTATCACCACCAGTAATGGTAGCAACATACGCACCAGTTGTCTGAGAACCAAGAGCAACAGCGTTAGCAGCAACATCACTAACAACCGTAGCACCATCTGCACCAATAGATACATGACCAGACATTGCTTTGTTTTCCCAGTTATTACCAGTAGCGGAATTGAAAAGCAACATATCTCCATCAGCAGCACCAGAAATAGAAACATCTCCAATGTCATTCAGGAAGTCAATCTGTGCATTAGCAACTGCTAAATCAACATATGCAGTTGTAGCAAGTTTCGTAGAGTTATCAGACTGACTCTGCGTTGTAGCAGTAGGACTACCAGTAAGAGCAGAATTGTCCAACAATTCTAATCCCCAACCTGGGCCACCGATTTTTCGGTTAACTGCTGTACCTGTGGTGAGATCACCAATGTACAAGAAACCAGCTGAACCACCATTACCAGCAACTGCATTGTTATCCGACCATGCAAGTTCACCAGCAAGTAATCCAGTTGGTGCGGAGGTATCACCTTTTCTTTTGATTTGTATATTATTAGCCATTTTTTATTCCTTAAAAAAATGTTAATGATTTCAATTAATTCATTGTCAACATAATATTCTTATATAATGTAATTCATATCTTTAATATGTTCATTGATTTTTTAACTATCAAACAAAGTTTTAATTTCTTTTACCATGTACCACCATCATTATTGTTAATTACTTCAGCGTCTACTGGTTTAAATTTACCAGTAAGTTGATCGTAAACCAGAACATCATTATCATTTAAACCTGTAGCATCAACATCACCTAATTGTGTCATCCACTCTTGAGGATCAACAGTCATTTGTACTGCCGTAGTAGTCGCAGGCGGAATTGCTGGTACTTGTAGTCCACCTTGAGTTGGACTTGAAAAAACTACAGGGTTTGTTGACGTATTTGACATTACTTTAATCATCTTGTTACCTCTGGTCGCATTTCTATTGTACCTTCTATAATTCTTTCTTTCCTTCCTAAAAGATTTGCACTAGAAATAGTAGCAGTATATGCATTTCCACTATCACCAGTTATTACTTCGTCTAGATGAAATGTTCCAAGTGATCTAGCATAAGTTACTACACCGTTTTCATGTTTAAGTACCGTACCAGTTGCTCCAGATGTTCCACCTGTAATTATTTCATCAACTACAAATATACCTGATTGATTCGTAACCGTTAATGTAGGTGCATTAAACATTTCTATATCATAAATATATCTTCCGTCTTTTAAAGAAGTAGTTTGAGCTTCTGTTAATTTTACTTGCATACTTCCCGCTACAGCATCTAGAATAGTAACATCAATCGTTGTCTTTGCTTCAGCAGATTTATAATGTCTCCTAATTTGTGATTCAAACCCACAACCTCTCAAACTACGTGCTACTCCATTAGCATCAGCAAGTACAAGTGATGCTATCCATTCTTCACCAGCGTTTAAATTTTGATTCCATATTGTTGATGCCATAATTGTTTATCCTAATGCTATTGACATTACTACTGCATGAGAAGTTGTTAGTTGTTGACCCGCTGTAGATGTTTCACTAACTGTTCCATCTATACTGAGTAAAGTATGTGAATGACCCTCAGTTTCGGATGTTTGTACAACTGTTCCATCAACCGCAAGTGCAGTATGTGTGTGTTCACCACTACTACCTAAACCTTCTGTAGTAAGCATTGAAGTACCATCAGCAAAAAATACTCCTTTACCAGTTGAAAGATGTATACCATCAGATTTAATTGTAGCTACATTTTCAACAGTACCAGAATTTATAACGTGAATTTCTAACTCACCTACTTCAGTCGTATTCGTTGCATCATTTATTTTACTAACAAGTTTTGCAAATACTTTTTTATCACTATTATCGTTCTCACCAGAGAAATCAATTTTGCCCAATTCATCCGAAGCGAATGGAGAAAAAGAATTTCTAAATAAATCTAAACCAGGCCCGGCAGAGGAACCAGCATCCGTAGATGTTAGTTCTAACTCTGCCTGTCCTGTCGTTTTATCTGAAACTGTTACAATATTTCCACTTGCATTTTTAGTATAGAAGATTCCATCAGCAATATTAATACAAATCTCACCAACCTCTAAATCACCAGAGGCGGGTACAGACCCTGCTGTTTCACTTCTTTTCAGTTTTATTATATTCGCCATAATATGTCAATAAAATATTAGTTACTAAAATCAACTATATATTATACAGTTCCTTTTTTTGTTAAGCCCATTTAGGCATATGTGTTCTCGCATAATGTTTTTCATCCGTTACGTTATATTCTTTCATAAACCATTCTTTTGATTTATAAAATTCCTCACTACATCTCATGGCAATAAAGAAACCATGATAATATTTATTATGCGTTAAAATCTGCCCAGTATTTAAAATACGAGCAGGAGTACGAACTAACTTACCAAATGGATTTATATTATAATCAGGAGTTGCTAATTGCCATATCATCTCTCCTGTATCAATATGTGCCATTGTTAAAAAAGGCATACCTTCCATCATAGCTTTTTCACCTTGCGTACTCATAAGTAAAACATCTTTCATTTTGTACACATCTTTATAATAGTCTTTCATTGTATTCTCCTTTAGGTGAAATTAACCAAGAGCGATTGCCATTGGGATTGCCTTAGATGTTGCAGTTGGATCAGCTTCCGCACTTACAAACGTAGCCCATTGTCCATCACCACGCAAGTAAGTTGTCGCATCAGCAGTTCCACCAGCACTAATCTTAGGAATACTAACTGCACCATCTTGAATTTCAGATACCGTAACTGCATTAGCAGCAATATCTTCAGCAAGAATAATGTCAACTCCCAAATGAGCAGATGTAATTTGGTTATCAGCAATATGAGCAGCAAGAATTGAATCGTCAGCATAATGTTCTGATCCAATACTATCGTCAGCAATCTTAGTTCCATCAACAGCGTCAGCACCAATTTTATTAATTGTTACCGCACCATTAATGATCTTAGATTCGAGAACTGAATCCGCCATAAGTTTATCTGCACCAATAGTATTATCTGCAACCGTTCCCAATTCAGAAAGTTGAAGTGTAGACATATCTGTATTAACTTCAACAGATAAATTCTGCAAATCATTATTGGAAATACGTTGAGAATAAATACGGAAACCTTTGATCCATCCACTACCAGAAGTAGCATAACCTGTACCATGAAAGAATTTAATACTATAATTAGAAGCATTAGATTTCAAAGGTACATCAACGGATGTATCAGGTAAGTTAGCAGAAAGAACACCATTGTTTGCATAATGGAGATCGTTAGTTTTCATAGCAACAATACTTCGATATTGTGTTCCAGCAACTGTTGCGAAACCAGTATCAAAAGGATTAGTTGCCATTTGACTTACACTATTTGTTAAAACTTTCATCTTACCATCATTCAGTATAGTTACATAGTTAGCATTAGTATCATCAGCATAATGGATAACAGGTGTCTGTGTTCCATCTGCTTTTCTAACTACATAATCCACATACAAAGAAAGTCCAGAGTTCCAGTTCCACTTCGCATCTGTGTCTGTAACAGAAGCAGAATCAGCAGCTCTGTTTGCAGAAGCAGTAGTAGTTGGAATATAGGAAGTCATCATTTCTGTATTTTCTACTTGTGCTCCCCACAAATACATTTTGTCATTCAATGTATGAGCAGTTTCTGTATTTACTGCGTTATCATTACGAGCACCAAAATAGATTTGACCTTCACTTGTAGAACCTGTGAATGTTACTGCACACCTATACCATCCACCAGAATATTCTTGGATTTCAGTAGAATCAACTGTACCCTCTGAATTTCCTACTGTACCATTGGTAAGATTAAATGCCTGTGCGAAAGTAAAACCACCACCCATCATAGAATTATCTTGATCCTCATTAGAGATTTCTAGATAATCATAACCTTGAGAAGCGGGTTTCTTTGCCCAAACAGATACAGTATATTTTTGACCATCTGTAAAAGTCATACCAGTTTGTCGAGTTGCAACTATACCACTAGCAGTAGAACCAGCATACAATGTATCAGATGTAAACGTGCCTGCTGGATCCATCCAATCTGTTTGATTAGCACTAACCGCACCAATGTTAGTTTTTGATCCTGCTGTTTGTGCCCAAGTTGTTGAGAAATCAGCAGATTGCAAACACATATTTGTTGAAGCTTGTTCAATCAAATATCCTTTGTGAACACCAATCATTGTGGGTTCAGGATAATGATCGAAACGAATTGTTCCAGCAGCGACGCTTTCAATATGACCAATATTATTAACTCTAGTGGCCGTGCTGTTCCGAGTGAAAGTCATAGAGTTGGCTTTATGCTCGGAAGAATTTATTGATAATGAAGCATTTAATTGAGCCATTTGTTTACCCCTAAGTTAAAATTATTTTTAAATTATGTTAAATGTTTATACGTCTGCTTCGCCTAAATCGAAACATAAGAATTCAATTCTGTCAGCAGTATCTGCGCCAGAAGCGAGAACAACTGTTGTTCCGTTAGTTGCCGTATAATCTGTACCACTAATCAATTTAACACCATTTAGAAAAACCATAAGACGATCAGGGATATATACTACATTCCAAGTGGTTTGTCCAGCAGTAGGTGTTTCAACACCAGACCTAACTGTAAAGGGATGATTCCCTATAAATTCGTGATGTGATGACATATTATTTATCCTTTATTAAAAGTTGTTTATAAGTGAGTTAAAAGATTATTATATATTAATTAACATCTTCTAAAACTGAACAAACAACGTCTACCGCTACATCACTTGTTACTGAAATATAATCATCACCATCTAAAACTATTTTCTGTCCTGAAACTACTTTCATAGCAGAACCTGTCAAAACATTTGCGCCCTTCGTAAGATAACAATTTGTACCAGCAGAATTATCATAAACTCTTACATCAACTGCGGCAGTAGAAGCACCAACATTAGCTACGTCAACTTCAAGAAGAATAGATGCTTTCCCTGTAGGTGAAGTATAAATTGTAGTTTGACCAGTAATACCAGCTGATTGAGCATTTTTAAAAGTATTTGTTGCCATTTGTTTTTTTCCTTATCTTAATAAGTTATTAAGTAAATATAATCCTTCTCAGTTATTAGATACCATGTAATTGAAAATCAATAGTTGTGTTCGCTGTCGAAACAGCATTGGTTAAACTTACACTTGTTCCATTATTAGCTGTAAAATCTTGTCCATTAATTAATTTAATACCATTCATATATACAAAAATATTATCAACAATATAATTAATATTAAATGTCTGTTCTCCTACATTCGGAGTAATAGAACTTAAAGTAACTGATGGTTTAAAGGATAATGTTCCAGCACCATCAGTTGTCATAATATGATTCTGTGTACCATCAACAATATCAAGTTCGGGAATACCAATTTTATTAGATTCTATTTCTAATGATTCACAAGGCCCTGATAAATCTTGTCCACCAGCAATATTTATAAAAATTAAATTTCCAGCACCATCTGTGCCTGGAAATTGTTGTATACCATTTGTATACTGAGTTGTCTTATCTAATTCAGGTGTGCCTATAGTATTAGGATCAATGTCTGCATTATCAATCGTACCTGAAAGATCACTGCCCCAGTTTGCAGAAATCATTGCTGTTGATATTTTTAAATCAGTAAATTCTGTTGTAGCAATTTTAGTTGAACTATCACCTTGACCAGTAGTTACACCAGTTACACTTGTGGTTAATGCTACATCCATATAACCATTAATATTAATATTACCTACACCCATAATATCATGGTTGTTTACATCTAAGTCATCACCAAGTTGTGGCGACTTGTCATCATGGATTGTACTAAGGAATCCGTCAAAATCTGCTTTCTTCTCATTAATAGATTCAACCAAAGAAGATTTAATCGTAGTGTTTAAATTATCTAATTCCCCATGATCTATGGGTATTAGATTAGTCTTTTCAATCCAAAGTTTTAAATTATCTTTTTTAGTTACTGTTATCATGTACCGCTTCCTCTATACCAAATATATTTATTCTATCTTCTGGTGTTTCCGTTTCACCTTCAATTCTATAAAGAAGTTTGGCATCTCCCATATGTGCTGTTATTTGATATAGAGCAGCAGTCAACCAAACAACATTATCACTAAAAGCATTATTACAAGATATATCCCATAACTCTGAATCGGGTTCAAGAAACAAACATGATCCTTGACAAAGTTGCAATACTGGACAATTAGAACAATCTTTTCTATCAGACCAATGTGTTCCAGCATTAATTTTAAGTTTATCTAAACCTTCATCACCATTATCAAGACTACCAATGTTATGACTTATCCCCGCTGTATTAGATGATGATGCTGTAACATTTTGACAAGTTGTAATAGTTCCGTTTAAATCAACTGAAAGGGTATCAGGACTATCCATACCACATTTTTGATTTAATGCTTCAGCGGGTCTTTGTGATTGCAAAGTTTGAATGAAGTTTTCTGTTTTCTGTGAAAGTATATTAAACCTAGATACTTTCTGATTGGTAATTTCATAAATTGATTTTTTTCTATATTCAATATGTTCTTCGGGTGTACTCCAAGAATTATTTTTTCCACCTTCATCATATGCATCAACAGTACCACCCTCACCTATCGGAAGAATACCAACTTTATTTTCAAACCATTTTGCAATATCACCACGACTCTCATTATATTTGTGAACCATACTATTAAAAGATATATGACCTAGAGGTGCTAATTTGTTTTTCAATTTTTGAATCATCTTAGCTTTTTCAGGATCATCAAATGGGTCTGGCCCTCTAGTTGGTTGTCCTGGCCCATCATGCGAAATAGATATACGAACATCATGTTTCTCAATAAAATCAATTATCTCATCTGTAAACAACGATCCATTTGTTATAATACTATAAGTAGATTTTGGATATTTCTCATGTAGTTGTTCGACTAAAGGTTTTAGAGTTTTCCAATAAAGGAAAGGTTCTCCACCCCATAATTCAAAATGTGGTTCGTCTTGAATTGATATGTTGTCAAACTTCTTAACATATGCTTCTACTTCATCATCTCCAATATGATACATATCGGATGTGTCCAAATGATCGTCTTTATTTCTTGGTACAAATCGTTGTGAACAATAATCACAAGAATAATTACACTTTAAACCTAAACTTATTTTTATCTTTTTTAAATTTCTTTTACCAGCAGACATTCCCCAACTATCTTGTTTACTCCAATCCATAAAATTAGTTTGTGGTATAACAATATCACCATTGGATTGACGTAGTTCAGAAGTCATATTATCATAAGTCATATAAAATTCATCATTATTATTTTCATCAGCGTTTCTTACACTTGACATATAAAATTTAAATTTAGCCATTATCAACCTCGGAATGTTTTTAGAAGTTCGTTATACCCATGTGATATAATTCTAAAGTTAGTTACAATACAAACTCTTGTTCCTTTACCCAGCCAAGGATTAGTTTCATGCCATAAATAGTTTGGATGAATTATTGTTAATCCAACTCTAGGTGTAATAGCGTAAACCTTTTCCCAATAAGGATAAGAAATTGCTGGTCTTGGGTCTTGAAACAAAACCTGATGTGTTCCATTTCTAGGTGATTGTTCCTGACCAACTAAAACCTGATCTTCTAATGCAACATTCTCATCACCCATCGCTAAATAGGTAACTACAACTCCATTAATGTCTTGATGATAATGTGGATAGGTTCGTGCTCCACCCAACTCACTATCTCTTTGTACATTACCAAAACATCTCCCCTCAATAATCATATCATCTGCTTGTCTTATTCCCCATCCATAACGAATGTAATAACGAATTTGTTGACAAACAATCTGTTCATATGCTAATATAGATTCTTTTTCATTTGGAAATTCATCCATATCTTTATCATCAAAAAGATTATAATGCGTAGTAGCATAAAATCCTTTTGATTTAGCCATATCATGGAAATCAGGTTCTTTAGTTTTAATATCTTCCATTGATAATTCTTTTGCAGTTAAGACTTTACACAAGTCTTTATTGATTTTATCAGGAAGTGTCGAATCCATTTCCATAAATGGTGTAGTCCACTTATGATCTATGTTTGCGTGTTTATGAAAGGGATGATCGGTTTTATCTTCGGCTTCAGGTTCTAAATCTTTCCAATACTGTATGTGTTCTGGTGTTTGTTCATTATACGCTTCATACTCATTCGTTTTGAAGATTCCCATTTTAATCCTTCCATCATATTTGTTAAAAATATTATGGGGGGCATAATTACCCCCCATCTTCAAATATTTTATGCTACAGTATAATCAACATCAGCAAGACCAGAATAATTCCTAAATCCAATCTTTACTTTAAATGTATCACCAGCAGACATTCCCAAAGCACCGACTTTAAATGAACCAGTACCGTCTGTTATACTAACACGTTGTTTTGGTAGATAACCGCCTGTATGTTCAAGATAAACATCAGTTGCATGGTTAATCGTAGAACCATCACTATCAACCATTTTAAAGTCAACTGTTTCGTATGCATCAGCATCAATACCACCACCACCATTTGTTACTACAAATGTAGGTAATGCTTCTGTCATATGTCCAACATAATCATAACCAGTTCCACTTTCCCAACCACTTGTGGTATTTGTACTAAAACCATAAGCCTTGTTATATTTAATAGTATATGAAGCATCCATAAAAGAAGTATCAGTAAATGGTCGATAACAAAGTAAAGCACACGGAGCTCCAGAATGTCTGGATTCTCTCAATGGATGTGATTTAGTGTTATAGGTTTTACCGATAGAATTAAAAGCGGGTTGTGTATAATGCCATCCACCTACTTTGGCACCCATTCTGACTGGCCAAACTGAAGGTACTGTAGCAAAACCAACACCAACAGTCCAAACAGCAGCATCAGAATTTTCTGCACCCATAGAAGGATCAGTAGGATCAATCCACGAATAAGAAGCACATCTGAAATATTTACCAGCCATTTTAGCGGTATAAGTACCCTTAATATTATCAGGCATATGAACAAGAAGTTCCTCACCAGTTATTTTAGCACCATAAAGTCTTGAGGTTGGAAGTTTTGTGTGAAAAATTCCTGAATTATTACCAGGCCAGTCCATATGGTCTACGCTGGAATCTCCAACCAAACTTCTTTCAGGAGTTCTACCAATATCAGCTTCCATACTATCGCTCTCATACATTTCTTCGTCTATTTCCATCCAGTTTTTCAAACATATAAAATCATCATTGACTAACAATTCCAGATGCGTCGGCATGGAAAGACTGTCATAAGATCGTCTAAACATTTTGCATATTCTCCTATTTAATTATTTTTGATAAAGTTATATGTAAGATTAACAATTACAAGCACAGGCACAGTCGCAGGCACAAGCACAAGCAGTCTGACAATTATATTCTCCTAGAAGAACATTTGCACCTGACGTTGTATTTTGCAACCCAATTCGGCCCCCACAAGCAGTACCACCAAAGCCTGGATTTGTCGGGCCCCAAATACTAACCTGACCAGTACCACCAGTAATCGTTCCTGTTCCACCAGCAGTAGCACAGTTAGCATGGTTTGTACAGTTTGTTACCCATGTTCCATCACCACGCAAGTAAGTTGAACTGTTTTGAGTTCCAGAACCCAAACGTGCTCGGTTGATAGTTCCCGAACTAATGTTAGCAGCATTTGTAGTATCTGTCGTAGCACTAGCTGCTAACCCACTAACTTGACCGGCAGGCAAATTAGATATACGAGCATTCGGCAACGTACCCGAACTAATATTATCAGCATTCGTAGTGTCTGTCGTAGCAGAAGCAACTAGAGAAGGTTTATTTAGAATCGTATTCCAATCACTTGCTGGAACATTATCCAAAGCACCAGATACAACATCTCCACCTGAATCTATAAGATCAGCGATTTGTCTTGCTATAGTCATTTGTTTATTCCTTTTTAAAAATTAATTGATAATGTTAATATAGATATGATGTAAATATAGTTGTTGATTTATGTTTTAATCAATGGTTTAACCAATCCATTATTATTGTATGTATTGACACGATAATTAATCACCACCGCTGCTCTTATACCTCTACCACTAAAAGTGTTAGATTCGTGCCATACATAAGCAGGATGAAATAAAGTCGTTCCAATCTTAGGAACATAATCTTTTGCCTTACTATTATACGGATAATTAATAGCAGGTCTAGGGTCTAACAGTAATAACGCACCCTCTGTTTCATTAGGCATATCTTCCTTCTTTAAATCAAAATCAGCATAATTTGCAACCGTTCCCTTTCGTCCTTCACTATCATCATCAGATTTAAGTTCACAAATTGTCGAGCCAGGAGCTACAAGTTGTAAATCATCATCCCCATCAACGTCAGTAGTTAAAGCAAACTCACCACCAAGCGTTAAGTATGTAATCATAACACCATCAAAAGCGTGATGGTAGTGTGGAAAGGTTCTGCGGCCAGTAGTTTGCATATTACCAAACCCCCGACACTCAATGTCTAACTGATCAGCATTTTTTACATTGTAAGCGTTTGCGACATAGTATCGTATTAATTCACTCGATATTTCTTCATAACCTTTTATGGCAGGATTGTTGTCTCTGTCATCAAAAAGATTATAATGATTTCTTTCAAACTCTATTGTCATGGTTCTCTTATGAGTACCCATTGTCGTACAATAACCTTTAGAAGCAATATACTCTATTAAACCAACTCTCATATCTTCAGGTAAATTTAATTCTATTCTTCCTATAGGCGTAACCCACTCAGGAGTTATTTGTAGATTACCGTCTAAAGGATGACCACCAAGATACTTATCTTGTCTTTCTAGTTCTTCTTGGGATAACCTATAACCAGTTTCCGTTTTAGTTTCCATACACCTACCTTAGCAATAAACGTGAAATTCTACCCTATCTGACGTATCAAGCGCCTGACCACCAATCAATGTTACACTTGTTCCATTGTCAGCAGTAAAGTCTGAATCTTTGACTAGTTTAACACCATTTAAAAATACAACAATTCTTCCAACATTGTATGTAATTGTAAATTCAGTTTGACTTGCTGTTGGCGTAACTGTTGTTTCTGTAACTACTGGTTGAAAACTAACAGTACCAGCACCATCCGTAACTAGGGCATTACCCATTGAACCTTCTGATGCGTTTAATTCATTAACACCAACTGTATTTGCATTAATTTGAGCATTACTTAATGTTCCACTTACATCACCCGACAGAGTTAAATCAACATCAATAAAACTTAAATTTCCAGCACCATCCGTAGAAAGTATTTGTCCATTCGTTCCATCTGCAACATTTAATTCAGTAATACCAACCACATTTGCAATAATCTGAGCATTTCCGATTGAACCTGAAATATCACCACCAACAGGAGCCATTTGTATTTCATTTTGAACGTATGCAGTAGTTGCTATTTTAGTTGAATTATCACCAGTTGAATGTGTTACGCCAACCGTATCTGCATGAAGTGTACCTGTATAACTCCCTGATATATTAATATTACCAGTACCAGTAATATTTGCATTGAATATATCTAAGTCGCCACCCAACTGAGGTGTCAAATCTTCAACAACATTTTCTAATTTACCAGTTATATAAGTAGATAATTCATTTATAGCAGACACCAAATCGACTTGACTTGAAGTTGTCAACGCTGTTAGATCACCACTATTTGTGGAAATCGTATTGGTCTTGATTCTCCACTCATCAAAGGTGTCTATTAAGTTTACAGTTACTAATGCCATTGTTACCTGTCCTTTAAATATTTATAATTTTCATTACTTATGTTTTAGTTAAAACGGATTTAATTTTAATTTATTTTTGGTTGATGCGTATAAAAGTGCGTAATACACCATCTACCATAACCCTTACCAACATTCTCCTGATCCATACTTACCATATCTACCTCATGTAGATAATAACTTGGGAAGATAACCATTCTGTTGTGTTTACATTCAACTATACTATCTGATTGAGGAAACTTTAAATCCCCACCAGTAAACCTCTTTGGTTCTCTGTAAAACCATATCAAACAAGTATGCATGAAAGTATCAAAATGAGTTTTATATTCATCTTGATTTTCATAATAACTAACTATTGACTGATCTATGTTACACGATAACCATGTTCTCCATGAAGGAGTCGTTTTTTGATATTGTTCTACAACAGGTAATGAACAAACTCTCCCATGATGTCTTAATATACTTGACTTATCTCTTTGACCCCTATAAAAATAATCTAATGCAAGTCTACTTAGTATTGCTGGATTTTCTTCACTAGAACCAATAGGGATTTTATCCTTAACACAATACCTTTCAAGATAGTCTAATTCTTTCAAGATTTCTTCTTCTTGATTCCTATCATAAAAATCATCTACCATCAAGTAAGGGTAAATATTATATTCATTATATATTTTAAATTTCATTTATCCTAAAAATATCCCATACGCTTGTACCACAACACCTGTAGCATTTTGAGCAACATTAAATACACAACCATCACTAGTAAAATTTGTAAATGAATAATCAGTAAATTTATTAGTACCAAGCGTTGGTGTATCACCAATACTTAAAATCTTGCCAGCATTTGCTTCATTACTCATAGCGCCGGTATATCCTTGAATTTTTGGAAATCCACCTGTACCAATTCCTACATTATCATTAAATGCAGTTGCGATTGCACATTGAGTAGTTCCATCTGTAAAACCTACTGACCATCTCATTTCTCCACCAGTACCTATCACTATAAGTGCTTTCGGTTCAAACGCAATACCAGTAATAGTTCTAGGGCCTGCATTACTAGGGTCTATTCCCATATCACCGTCTACATGAACTTGTAACGCACCACCACTTGTCCATGCTGGTACGCCTCCTACTACCGATAGTATTTGTCCAAGAGTACCAATAGGTAATCTTTCAAAGTCTGTACCATTATAGCGTAACAAATCACCAAGAGCATCAGAACCCATAGCGATATGTGTTCCGTTTACAGAATTCGTAGCGATGTCTTGTGCAACAATAACACCGTTCCCGATCATAGCAGATGTAATAGTATTATTCGGAATTGTAATATTAGAAACCGTACCCGACAAATCACCACCAACAGCAGTTCCACCAACATCCGTAGAATCATTTGAGAATGATAATACACCAGCACCGTTTGTTGTAAGTACCTGTCCTGCTGTACCATCCGCTACTGCAAGTTTCTCTATGGTAACTGAATTATTAGCTAATTTAATAGTTGTTACACTATCATCAGCAACTGTACTTGCGATTCCTAAGTGTAATACTTTTATTGCAGAACCATTTGGGGGAGCGGGAGTGAAAGTAATACTAGTTGTTGTTGGTAAAGTATATGAACTGGTTGGTTGAGAAACACCATCAACAAAAGCCATGAGACTTTCTTCGGAAGGTGCAGCTGTACTTAAAGTGAATGTATCAGTTGTACCATCACCAGAAAAAGTATCTTCAATAAAATTAGAACTACCAGAACCACCAACACCACTTTGAGTTACGAATGATAAGTTACCCATACCGTCTGTGGATAAGACTTGACCATTTGAACCATCAGAAACATTTATTTCTGTTATACCAACTGAATTGGGCCCAAGTTGATTTACATCTTGAAAACTAATAGTACCAGCACCATCCGTAGTTATTACTTGACCAGTTGTACCATCACTTAATTCTAATTCATCAATACCGATACTTGGTAAGGCAAAGGATATGTTACCTGATCCATCAGTTTGTAAATGTGATCCTGCTGGGCCATCCGAGGTTTGGAGTTGAAGTACACCAACTGAATTAGGCGACATCCCACCAGCTGCAACGAAACTTATTTGACCAGCGCCATCTGTTTGTAATACCCAACCAGCGTTACCATCTATTGTTGCGAGTTCTGCAACATTAATTCTATTCGCAAGATTAATATTAGATGCATCTGCCTTTCCTAATGGATAACCGCCAAGGGTTACTCCATCATGGACGACTACCGTATTCGCTGTGGTATCAACAGTTATTTCTCCAACGGCACCTGTAAAGGCGTCGTGTTCAACAGTTGTACCCCTTCGTCTTTTTACTTGTTTAGCCATAAGATTTCCACCTTTTTATTTGTTCCAATAACCTTTAGGACATTTTGATTTGTTAAACAATGTTTTCGCAGGCATAAAGCAAGCACATACATTACATTGTCTTGTCAGTTTTCTAAATTCAGAACAATCTTCACATACTGCATATCGTTCCGCTTGTATATCTTTTTCTATAAAACCACTAGTTACCGCTGTTGTGATGTCTCTTAATCTACTAATACTGTCATCACGAATTTCCTGCCATGTCATACTCTTTTCTTTTTCTGCTTGAGTACGTTGTGCTTGTCTTGCTTCAGTTCCAGTTCTCATAAATTACCATCTCCATCCCACATCATTAAAAGGATATTCTTCATCTTCATACTTCGGTAAATCTTCCAGATAATATTTTGAATCTGGATTGTATTGCGAATGAGAATCAGAAGTGTCCCAGCGATCAAACCACTCACCATGCTCTTGATAGTGATCTTCATCCCAAACAAATCTATTAGGCCCACCGTCTAATCCCTCTGGATAAGGGATAGGGGGTTCATACCTCATAGTTGTTTCGTTTAATACAAAACTTGGAAATGGTTTCGGAGGTATAAACGCATCCTTTACTGAATCATAAGTAAAATTTATCCCAGCATAATTATATCTTATTGCTGGTTTATCATCTTCCAAACTAGTATTAGGATCGTAATGTTTTCCACCATATGTATTGTAAGAGGTTTTAATCCACTCACCACCCAAACCATCATCATAGTTATCTATGAAATCTTTTGTAGCGGCAATAACATTAACAACCTTACCATCAATTACTTTTGCATAACTTCCCATTTCAATTTCCTTATGGTATTGGGAAAGGTGCTCTAATAACAACTATACCCCTTCCACCTGTGCCTGGATTTGAACCACTACCTTGCCCATGTCCACCACCACCTTGATTTTCACCACCGTCAGCAGCTCCTGGCGATGAGCCTGGATTTCCCCCGCCACCGTTACCGCCTGGAGCTTCACCAGCATTACCAGATGTGTTACCGCCTCCGCCTCCGCCGCCTCCAGCGTAGAATTGTCCTGCTCCTGTACGATATGCGTTTTGTAATCCAACACCACCAGCACCAGAACCGCCACCGTTACATCCACCACAGCCTGGACATCCACCAAAACCTGGCGCTCCATTACCAGCGGCTCCTGCACCGCCTCCGCCACCGCCACCAGTTACAGCTCCGCAGTTTGTTCCACCACCACCTTGATTTCCTTGACCAGCTGTTCCAGCACCGCCACCCTGACCATTTACACCGCCACCGCCACCAGAACCTCCAGCTATATTCTGTCCAAGTCCACCACCAACAGCAGTTGGTACACCAGAAATTCCTGTGGTAGTATCAAAACCAGATGAAGTTTGTGTTCCACCATTTCCAACTACAA